CCCCGAAAGACTATGGTGTGTTTGAAGGGCTTAAAAACGAAAGGAATTTAGAGGATGCGTGCTGAAAAATTCAGGATTCTTCCGGCTTTGGATAGATCTGTTGAGTTTGCTCAAAAAAATGGTTGGATTACTCCGGCTGATTCTGCCACTGTTGCTCAAGCGTTTTGTTTGGCAGGTGTGATTGACAATATGCCTGATGATTCAAAAGAGTTAGTTAATTTGTCACGCCAATTGCAGTTGGTGTTGGATCGTTTGGGATTAAGTGTTGCTGGTCGAGATGATAAACCTAGTATCACGGATGAGGTGACGCCACTTGACAGAATCAAAGATAAACAAATTGATTGGATCACCACTTCCCAGGATCTCAACTATACAAACGACAAACCCAACTAAAGGTGATGATGTAATCGAACTTGCAAAGGCAATGAATATGCCTTTGATGCCTTGGCAAGAATATGTTATCCGTGATGGTTGCAAAATTAAACCAAATGGTACGTGGTTAAGTAAGACAAACTGTTTGTTAATTTCAAGACAAAACGGAAAAACGACACTTTTAAAATTTAGAATACTTGCAGGATTATTTTTGTGGGATGAAAAATTACAAATAGCAGCAGCACAGAATCGTGATGTTGCACTTGAAACATTTAGATCAGTTGCAGAAATGATTGATGGCTTTAGTTGGCTAACAAAAAAAGTTAAAGCAGTAACCAGGGCAAATGGTCGTGAAGAAATAGAATTAAAAAATGGATGTAGGTATAAAATCGTTGCACCAAGACCTGGATCAAGTCGTGGCTTATCAGCCAACACAGTTTATATTGATGAAGCGCGTATGCATCAAGATACATCTGGATTTGCTGCCCTAGCCTACACATTACAAGCATCAAAAAATCCTTCAATGTGGCTAACATCAAATGCTGGTGATGCTAAATCAGTTTTATTAAACCAAATCAGAACCAGAGCATTACACAAAATTGAAAATAACACAGATGATGACATTGCCTATTGGGAATGGTCAGCAGAACCAGGATTAAAATTATCTGATCGCAAAGGATGGATACAATCAAACCCAGCATTAGGTCACACCATAACTGAAGATGTATTACAAGCAAGAATGGGTGATGATCCAACAGTTATTCAAACAGAAATGCTTTGTCAATGGGTGTCTGCACTTCAATCACCTTGGTCACCTGGACATTGGAATGGTTGTGAAAAACCAGGCTTAAAATTAATACCAGATAGACCAACTTGGATAGGTGTTGAAATATCACCAGACAGAAGTGGCTTTGCAATTGTCGGATCTCAAATAATTGAAGATAATTCTATTGCCATTGGATTAATGGATATGGAAAGTTTAGATCAACCAATTGATGATTTAAAAATTGCTGATCGTATAGCACAATGGGCAAAAAAATATCAAGCCCAAACAGTGACATTAAATAAATTTAGTGGTGATGCTGTTGCAGCCAAATTAAGAATGGCTGGTGTAAATGCAGATATTATTCAAGGTATTAAATACTTTCAGGCTTGTGATGAAACCCTGGGCGCAATGGCAGGTGGAAGATTAACACACGCAGGTCAGCCGGAATTGACCAAAGCGTTTAATGCTTGTGTTAAAAAGACTACTGAAAAAGGTAGTTGGTATGTTTCCAGACAAAAGGAAGCAACACCTGCAATTGCTGCAATCATTGCAATTCATAAAGCACACGAAAGACAAAACAGCAGTGAATTTGGTGTGCTTGTGTCGTAGTACAATTATATTAAAAATATGAGATAATTGGACACTATGGGACTTTATTCAAAATACATTAAACCACAATTAACTGCTGCAATTGCACCATACAAATTTCCAGATACACCATTGTCACTTTGGGGATCTAATTTTGATATTAATTTATCAACATATTGCACACGCAAAGAAGCAATGAGTGTTCCTGCTGTTGCAAGAGCAAGAAACATTATCGTAGGCACTGCCTCAAGTTTAGAATTACACGTTAAAAGAAAAATGGATAAATCAAGAGTTGAACCAACACCATTAATTATTTCTAATCCAGATAAAAGAATGCCATCAGCAGTTGTTTATGGAATGACTTGCGAAAATCTTTTATTTCACGGCGTTGCATATTGGCAAATAAGAGAAATTGATGATGCAACAGGTAGGCCATCACAAATACAGTGGATTGATGCACCAAGAGTTCAACAGATATTAGATTCATCAGGTGAAATAGTAATTGGGTATCAACTGGAAGCACAGCGACTCCCAGCCACCGGAATTGGATCATTAATCCAATTTACTGCTGTTGATCCAGATGGTGTTTTAAATCGTGGTGGTAGAACAATTAGAACAGCAGCAGAATTAGAACGTGCAGTAAATAGATATTCACAAGAACCATTGCCAACTACTTTATTAAAAGCAACAGCACCAATGGATTCTAATAAAGCAGCAGAAATGTTAAATGCTTGGAAAAAAGCAAGACAATCAAGAGGTACAGCGTTCTTGTCAGAAAACGTTGAAATGACATCAGTAGGATTTAATGCTGCTGAATTACAACTTACAGAAGCAAGAGAATATCTTGCAAAGGAAATAAGCCGTTTAATGAACATTCCTGCTTGGTATGTTGATGCAAATACAAATTCAATGACTTATTCAAATGTTACAAGTGAAAGACGAGCATTAATTGATTTCTCAATTAGGCCACTTTTGACAGCAATCGAACAAAGGTTGTCAATGGATGACGTCACTGTTGGCACACAATTTGTGGAATTTGATTTGGATGATTTCTTAAGAGGTAATCCATTAGAACGTGCAGATGTTTATTCAAAACTTATTCCACTCGGAATACTTACAGTAGAAGAAGCAAGAGAAGAAGAAGATCTAGTGAGGTAAATATGGAAATAAAATTTAGTTCAGATATATTAACAGCAAGTACATCAAAAAGAGAAATCACAGGCGTAATAGTTCCATTTGGCCGCCCTGGTTCCACAAACCTTGGGCAAGTTGTATTTGATCAAGGATCATTAGTTGTATCCGAAGATGTAAAACTTTATGAAGATCACGATTTACAAAAAGTTCGTGGCCGTATGATTTCGCACGAAGTAACACCAATGGGTATCGTTGCAACATTTAAAGTTGCACGCACAACTGCTGGTGATGACATTCTTGCATTAGCACAAGATGGACTTAAATCAGGTCTTTCAATTGGTGCAAGTATTGATCAATACGAAAATAAAGACAATCAAGTTATTGTTACTGCTGCAAAAATAGTTGAAGTATCCGTTGTAGATACACCAGCATTTTCTGAAGCACAAATTACAGATGTCGCTGCTCAAAAAGCAGATGAAACAGAAGTCACTGCAACAAGCGCAAGTGATGAACAAACAAATCAAAACGAAAGTGAGGAATCTTCTATGAATCCAGAAGAAACTCCAAAGGTTGAAGATGCTGCGCCAGAAGTTGCAGCAGTTGAAGCCTCAAAAGCACAAGCACCAGTTGCTTATGCAAAACCAAGAGTGAATTTGAATGTAACTGCTGGTGAATACGCCAAAGCACAATTCAAAGCACTACAAGGAAATCAAGATGCACGCGATCTAGTCGCAGCAATTGATGAAGCAACTACATCAGAGAACATTGGTGTAGTACCACCAACATATTTACGCGATCTAATCGGAATCATTGATGATTCGATGCCGTTTGCTAATAGTTTGGAACAAGGCGTATTGCCTGCAAGTGGAATGAAATTTTATCGTCCTATCCTAGGTGCTCAAGCAACTACTGCTGTCACAGCAGAGGGCGTTGAATTTGATTCAACTGATACAGCAATCACATCAAAAGAAATTGATGTTGTAAAAATTGCTGGCGCAAACAAAGTATCTGTTGAATTATTAGACAGATCAGATCCTGCATATCTTGATGTTTTATTAAGAGAACTTGCAGCATCTTGGGCTCAAAAAGCAGATGCTTATGCATTTTCAATTGCATTAGCAGCACCAGGATCTTCAAGTGGTGCAACACTTTATGCAGCAATTGCTGATGGTATTGCAGATTCTTATGGGGTACTACGTAAGACTCCAAATAGATTCCTTGCAGACACAGGAAACTTTGCTGAATTATTAGCAGCAGTTGATGGCTCACAAAGACCATTATTTGCAGCAGCAGCACCACAAAACGCAGCAGGTCTAATGACACAAGGTTCAACAAACGGAACAATCGCAGGATTGGAATTAGTAGTTGATCCAAACTTTGACACTGGAACTGGTGTTAAAGGTGTTGTTTATTCTTCTGATGCAGCAACAATGTACAAATCAAGTGCTTTCCAATTAAGAACAAATCACGTTTCAAACGGATTTGTAGAAATTGGCGTATATGGTTACGTGGCCACTTGTGCCAAATATCCAACAGCATTTAGAAATATCACTGTTGCTTAATTAGGACAAAGAGTTGCCTGGCAGGTTCGACCCCTGTCCTGCCAGGTAACACCAAACAAAAGGATTAAAAATGGCAAGTATTGTTACAGCATCAGAACTTCGTGCAGTGCTCGGAGTCAGTTCAAGTTTATATTCTGATGCAATACTTACAGAAATTATTGACACTGCCGAATCAGTTGTCGGTACATTATTAGTTAAATGGAACGCACCAATTGACAAACATTATTCAGAATCAACCACATTATCAACTATACATACAATCAAACCACACCAATTTTACAAAACACAAACAATCAACATTGAAGGCGTAGAAGCACACATTAATGGATCAAAAACAATATCAGAAATAGTTGATGATTATACTTTTAAAATTACAACATCAGGCGCAACAGTTCATACTGATTGGCGTAATGTTATTCCATACGGACTTGCAGCAGAAAATGATTTATCACAATATGCAGATGTTGCACCAGTTGAATCAGCAGTTTTAACAGTTGCATTAGATGTATTTAAAGCACGCACAAGTGCTGGATCAACCCAGCAAGGATTAGATTTTCAAGTACAACCATATATTTTAGGTAGAACTATTAGAAATAGAATCATTGGTATGCTTGGCGCATATCTTGATGTTGAGGCATTAATAGGATGACATTAAAAACCTTAAGAGATAATTTAGAAACAGCGATTACATCAAATTCTAATTATTCAGTTTTCGATACAGTACCAGAAGTTATTTCAACGCCTTCAATTATGATTATGGCTGCTGATCCTTGGCTTGAACCAGTATCAATGGGAAATAATAAAGCCTATCGTGTGAGATATATTCTTGAATGTGTTGCTGCATCAATTTCAAATCCTGGTGCATTAGAAAAACTTGAATCAATGGTTGCAACAGTATTGCCTTTGATTCCCACATCTTGGCAGATTCTTTCAGTTTCTAGCCCAAGGATACGGACAGCGAATACTAATGATGTTTATTCGGTAGAAGTATCTATTACAACCATATACAATCCATAAGAAAGGAAAAATTATGGCCACAACAGTTATCACTGGTAGATCAATTGCATTTACCTATGACAGCACCAATTATGATGATCAAATTATTAGTGCCACA